GTTTGTGTTGTTGTTTAATCCAAAAATCTGCTGCGTTGTCACGTCGCCGTATCCAAAGAACGCAACTTCGTTTTGCTTTTCCGCTAGAGCGCGCGTGACCGCAACTTGCTCAGAACCAATAACATCAATTCCGTCGCGCGCCATTTTCTTTTTCTCAAATTCAGAAACTGAAAACCCACCCGTGAAGCGAACCACGGGGGTGCTGTACGTTTGCGTCGAGATCCCCGCCTGCACTGGCACGTTCCCAGACATTTTAAACAAGCTCAAATTTGCAGTTGTTTCTTGAGCGCGCCAAGAAACCTGCTCTGTCAAGATGTCATTAGCCGCACGTTTAGACATAATTCGATCAATTGGCAAGTCTGCATGGATAATGTTTTCAACTGCCTCTGAAAGCATCATTGTGAACAAACGTTTTTTGTGCAAGCCGTATCCTTGTGCAAGCTGTGTTGTCGCAGCATCAAGAGACGAAGCGCTGCTTGTGTCTAACAACCCACGCTTAATCAGCGCCTCGATGCCAGCTGCAGAATCCATCGAATGATGCTTAGAAAACTCGCTCAACGCCTCTTTAAAAGCCGCTTTGTCGCTTTTGATTGTTCTAAAATTAGAACCTTCTAAAAATACTGTCATTTTTAATCCTTTTTAAAAATTAATGCTTAAATTCTATGGTGGCGTATCCGTTTGAGTCTGACGCAATTGATACAAAAGCGCGCGGGCTGCTGTTTTGATCTAAAATAACAGTCGTGTTCGCTGGGGTCGCTGTTGCGATTGGGATCGCAAACCATTTTCCGTCTGCATGTCTAAACCCGACCTTATACTTAACAGCCGCTGCCGTATCAGCAACAAGCCCTGTTGCATAGTCAAATAGTTGGATATGCGCTTTAAATCCACCTGAATAAACAGTGTGCTGCGCGCCCAAATAAGGCGTATCCCTGGTTTGAAACTCATCCCCAGTCATACCAGATTGATCCGCGCTCGGGAAAAGCCCAGCGAAATTGCCAGTCCCACCTGCTACGCCTGCATTCACTTTGCCTGCCACAAATGTAATAGCACGTCCTGCTTTAAAATTAGTCTCATTGTCTACAATAACGGCGTTCGTTTCGACATCGTCAAAATTCGTAATGACCTTGCCGTTTAGGTACGAGGCGATGTTTCCTACTGTTGTTTGCATTTCAATTCCTTTTTAGAAAGATGGGTTGCTTAATGATGGGTCAAACTCAGTCGCACTATCAGCGGACTGCGCTTTAGGTTCAGGCATTTGAGATTTTGCCAAAAACACCCCCTCTAATAGCTCTTTTGTTGCGCCCTCGATTTTTAGATGTTGCGCTGCAAAACCAACAGCCTCGTCCATCGACGCGGCTTTGAATGCCCCGACGTGTTTTGTTGCTTTTTCAACAAAAGCGTCAAGATCTTGCTTTTCTTTGAGTTTTGATGCAACAGCCGCGCTCACCGCACCCTCAATATCAACTTTTGGGGCTTCGTCAGCGGATTCTTTCTTTGAATCCATTGATTCATAAGCAGCCATCTTTGCTTCTAATTTATCCAATCGACTAATTAAATCAGCAATTGTTGGCTCTTTTGCCTGCTCTGGTTGTGCAGACTCATTCTTAATATCTTGTGGCATAGCGTCCTCTGTGGTGGTTTTAAAAGCATCTTTATTATCAGATTGTACCGTATCTGTCAAGTTATTAGGCATATCTTGTACCTCAATGAACTCTTTTTCGTCTAAATAAAAAGCAGGCGCGCTATCAAAAGTCGCAACCTGCTTATTAAGATCACCTATTCTCGCATCATGACCGGCTCTGCCGAGTGGCACTAAAGCAACGTGATCAATTTCTAAGTTTGACTGCTTAAACATGTACTTTTGTCCGTCAAATTCACCGAATTCAGGCGTTTGAGTGTGCCGATAGCCAAGAGAAACCCCTCTTTTGCCTGGCAATGCAGCACGGTCGTAAACGTAAACCGTTGCCCGCACTTCGCCTTTATCATTAATCGAAACATCATCACCAACACTACCAATCACTTTGGCTTTTCCTGAAACGACAATCCCGTCTTCTGAAAAGACGTGTGAGTCAAAAATAGGAATGCCTTTTAGCTGAGGAATTATCTTTTCTAGCTCGCTTTTTGGGCGGTACACCCCCACGTTTTCGTTTGGAGGGATCATAGGTGACACCTCACTGCCTAAATAATTGGCTACCTGCTCTCTTGTTAGTAGAACTGGCTCTTTTGATTTAAACATCATCACTCCTCAAATTCGTAGATTGTTCTAAAAAAGCATCGGCAATTCGGCAGCTCGCCTGGCATTCCGCGCTCCTGCGTCCTCTCGTCAATAACTGGCGGATCGTCAAACTCAAACACGCGCCCATCATAAGAAACGTGCAGCGGGCGTGGGTTTAATCCTGCGCTCGAATGTATCCACTCAAATTTTGTCGCCCCAGTCGCCTTTGCCCGCTCCGTGTTGAAAGCAGATAGTGTAGCGCGGGTTTCTTGTTCTGCGATAAACATTGCTCTATTTTTAGACACTTCGCCCGATTCTAGCACTATATCGTAAACTTTTTTAGCGTCGCCCAATGTAGCCGTGTTTTGAAGTTCACGCTCGATACGATCGACAACGCCGCTTGATAGCGATTTGATCAACTCGGTTATCTCTGTTGTTTTTTTAGCAAGAGCATCGCCAATTCCGAGCTTTTTGATTAAGCGATCTGCTTTTACTTTGGGCAAACTCATGACCTGCTTAGTCATCTGCATTTTTGAGTGATCATCCAATTCTTTGGCAAAATCGAAAGCAAGCTGCTCTATTTTTTTCTTGTTTTTCTTGTCAAAAGCCTCTTTTTTAGACTTCATGCGCGCGCTTAGGCTGGCATCAAACGCCTTTTCCTCTTTTGATTTTGGATCAGCGTCCGTAGACGCGCTTGTTTTTGCCTCGTTTAAAAGCTCTTTGTTTAGTTCTTTAACAAGCGCTTCTATTTTTTTAGCAAAAGCCGCCCCTAACGCATCTGCGTAAACCAGCGGCTGTGTTCGATAACGCTTGTAAGCCATGTCTATTCAATTAGTGGCTCAACAACACCCAGGTCTTCTAACTCGCCCATGCCCATTGTTGGATCTTCTTTGACCCATTTTCTAGCGTCTATCCCATTGATCGCCCCGCTCATTCTCAAATTAGACACAACAGTGGACTTAGCCACGTTTGTCTCCCAAATCTCTTTAGTTGTCGGCTCGTCAAGTGGGTTCCATTCGATGGATAATCCATCCTGCCCGCTCGCGTATGTGTAATGTTTAAGCAAGATGTCTGATAATTCGTTTTGAATGTCTGACAGTCGCTGATTGTACGACTTTCTCGACCCCTCACCGCTCGCGTTTAAACCATTTACCGCATCGCCAAAAATCTCGGTTGCTGGCATTTTAGCCGTCGCCGCCACGTAGTCTTTGAAAACCTGAATAGCGCTCACAGAATCACCAAGCGAGCTTTGAATTGACTCGAGTGTGCTACCTGATGGGGTTATGAACACATTGCCGCTTCCATGAGCACTCTCCATTTGCTCTATTATTTTTTCAAAAAGAAGCTCAGATTCACCTTGAGTGCCATTGAAATTATCTTCGACAACCCCCCAAAATTTATTGTCATCAACCTGGAAGTTGACCGTGCCCTTTCGTCTAAGCTGCGTTAAAAGCAACTGCCTACCCTGCGCCCACTGATACGACGCATTTATAACCGCCTGCGCAAGGCTGTACCCCACAAAAGAATTGTTCAAAATTCGACCGTCCGACCTGTGATCAATCACGAATGGGATAACTCGGCTTGGATGGTATTGCTGCATTTCTTCAAAAAACCACTGCTGCACATTTTCACGGCGCATTGCCTCGAATTGCGGCGTTGCTTCTAAAATAGAAGCGATATAAAACCCAGCGTAATTTTCACCATTTTTGCCAAATGTTTGAGCGTTTATCGGCAATCCAACATCGCTATCCTTGTTTTTTTCCTCAAAAAACGCCGCGCACCCGCCGTGGGTTAGCGCAAGCGTTATTGCCTTTTTGAGTTTTTTGACAAGTGGAAACTCCGCATCTATTTTTTTTACAACGCGCTCATCTAACCCATTCACAACAAACCAGTTTCGCACCGAATCGCCAGCCTGTTTTGTGATCACTGCGGCTACAATTGGATCACGTGCGAATAATGAGAGCGCATAAGCAGACTCATCACGGTTGTTTTCTAACCACCCGTAGAACTCGTCAGCACCCTCAGCCTCACTGCTTACTGATGCGCTATCCATTGATTTTGCTTGTTTTGTGAAGGCTTGAGCGTTGCCAAACGCCCTTTTAAGAACTTCACTTTTTTTAGCAGGCTGCGCCATAAAATGACTTTTTGTTTTTTTTCTGTTTTCAGCGGATTTCTCTTTTTTAATCTCATCCGTCTCTGTCAAAGCACGCTTTTTCTTAACAGTAATTTCTTTTTTTTCAGCAAAAAATCTTTTTTTTAACCATTCAAACATAAGTCACCCGTATCTAACCAAAACTTTTTTTTCATAAAAAATATGAAGCGCATCGCTCAAAACGTCTACCTGGTCGTCAGTTTCGCTGGCAACTGTACCAGTGAAAGCGGCACATTCGTTTAAAAACGCATCACACCAGCGCCCGTTTTGAGGTAAGTGTACCACGCCTGCCTCAATATGTTGCAGCACGCGTTCTACTCTCGCACGTTTGTTTAACCCGCGCTCACGTTTAATGTCTTGAATGCGAACGCCACGATAATCCCTCTTTAGCTCTTGCAGCAGTTGAATACCAGAGCTTGCGTTTTCGATGTAAAAAGTGATGCCTCTGCCAAATCTCTCAACATCCCTGTTTGTTTCTTGCTCAATTATTCCGCGAGCTGCCTCTAACAACTTGTGAAACACCACCCGATCACGATGCCATCCCAAAATGTAGGTTTTGTTGTCCTCCCCAAGCCCAAACACGCCAATAACCGACCAGTCGCTGTGCTTTCCATCGGTAGCCGCTGTATCTGCCATAATAATGCGCTGTTTGATTTTTGGGGGTGTGGAATATGATTTAAAGTTGTCAATTTTGATCAAATTACCACCAGGAATTTGTGGGTTTTGTTGGTACAGCGCCTCCCAATTCTCGCCAAGCATAACGGATTTTTTCGTAAGTAAAAAGTCAAGCGATTTGTGCTCAGGAAAAAGCGCTTCGCCACGCTTTCTGAACTCCTCATCTTCAGTTGCGATTGCAGGAAAAGAAAGCACTTTGACTTTATCGCCAAGTTTGTCTCGCAACCTGCCTATTGGGTCGTCAATATGCCAGCGCGTCAAAATGCTTATAAATGCCGCATGTTCTGAAAACCTGGTGAAAAAGTCATCAGTTAGCCAGTCCCACGTTGCGTCTCTAATAGCCTTTGAGCTGGCTGCGATTCTACCTTTGATTGGATCGTCGATAACCCCCAAGTCAAGCCCCTCACCAGTTATCGAACCTCTGACAGTTGTGTTTCTAAAAAACCCATTTTTATTTGAAAACTCGATCATTGACCTATTTTTAGTGTACCCTCGCGCACCAATAACTGTTTCTGGAAACGCTTTTTTGTATTTTTCTGATTCAAAAATGCGCTGACACATCAAATTCGCTTTTATCCCTAAGTTATCGCTGAATGAGGTATAGAAAGTGCGATTG